TAATCTTCTAGAACTCTGTGTTCTACGCCGTTGTGATCAGACCATCTCTGTAGCATGAGATTGTTCCAGTTATATCCTTTGCTTTTACGATCTTCAAACGCTTCAGTAAGACCCACCTTTTTGCTTGTGCCTTTGGTACGTACACCCGGGTATGCTGAAAACACATTGTCTGATGTGTCACCACGCATACATTTTTCAAACAATTGCCATTCTGGATTAGGTGCTGCTTTAGCTTCTCCGGTCTTTTTATCAATTATAGGTTTACCTTTGTCGTCGAAATAACCTTCGTGTGTTATTGTAGTTTCCATAACACCGTTATATTGTCTAACGTTTGGCGCAATTAATTGTGCAAAATCTGTATCAGTTGAAATAATCACATGATTGTCTTGCGGATGGCTCTGTATCCAACCTGCAATTAGATCGTCTGCTTCTAGTTGCGGATTTTGCAGTACAGTACAATTGGTCTTTTCTGTGACGAATTCTTTAAAAGTATCAAAGGCTTCCCAAAATACACGTTCTTCATCTGCTTCTCGTTCTGTGTGTGCTGCACGAGCTTCTGCACGCTGTGCCTTATACGGAGCATAGAAGTCTTTGCGCCACGAACGACCTTCTAGGCAAAATATAACATGGGTACCGTTAAACTGTTGCCATGCTTTGCGAATGCTGTTTAACGTGATATGAAAGGCCATGCCTAATTTAATATCAGCATCGCCGTTGATTACGTGCCTAGCACGAAAGAATGTGTTAGCAGTATCTACTAGAATATATGTCATTGATTCTTTCTTTTAACTTCGTTAATGTCAATTACACCTGTATTGATTGGACCACCATAATCACCATCTACCACAACATTGGCACAGAGTTCACGGAACCAACGATCGACGATTTCTTCATCTTTGTCTCCATCCGCACCATACCCCTCTTGTCTTAATTTTAACACAAAATATTCATTCCAGTCAAGTTCAAAAAAACCATTGCGAACATTATCTTTGTTGACATGAGTATTAAGTACACCTACCCAAGGTTCTTTTTTACGAGTAGCACGATCTTTTTCATTCAATTTACTAAGTTCTGATGTTTCTTGAGCTCGTACTGTTTCGGCTACTGCTTTGTCTCTAGCTTCTTGTAACGCTTCTTTTTCTTGTTTAAGTTTTTCAATACCAAATACTTTTTCAATAAATTTTTTCATTATGTTCCCCACGCATTTTTAAACAACGGTACCTGCAATCTATCACTGTAACGTAGGCCCATCTTCATTGCTAATTCTGCTACACGTCTATTGTTTAGAGTATATACAGTTTCAACGCCACCCACAGGCATCAAATAAACATGTCCTTCGAAACCTTCTGCTCTATATATGTCAACTGCTTCTAATGCTTCTTCAGCATCGTCTTCTGTAGCAACAACAAATTTGAGATAGGTATGCCCAACTTCTTGATAGGAACATACAATATCTGGACGTATGGCTTCATCTGGATGCTCGCCTGAACAACTTAATTTTGCACTTACACTAAAAGTAATTTCTCGATTAAAATTCAAGTTAGGCATTTGCCATTGTAATAATAAATATTCTTTAAAATCATCTGTAAGAGGTTGAGTACCGTTAGTTTCGAAAGTGATCTCTTTTAGTCCTGCCATCTTAGGATGTTCCAGCAAGTCTGGATAAGAACGTTGCCAACCTAATAAAGGTTCTCCGCCTGTGATAACTAGATGTTCGTCTCGCCATTCTTTATACGGAAGAATGTCAACAATCTTGTTAGCAAGTTCTTCAGAACTAAAAGCGGGACTAAGATGCTTAAAGCGAGGATCCCAACTAGCGTAGCTATCACACCCTGTGCTAACGAGAGGTAATCGTCCATATTCAGTGTAATTGTCTGGATTAATTTTGAGATATTCTTCACTGAGTTCTCCTTTGGGCATACCAAAGCCTGCACATTTGAAATTACATCCAAATGTACGTAAGAACACGCTAGGTACACCCATATAGCGTCCTTCGCCTTGTATGCTATAAAATAGCTCTGCAATTTTTATTTTACTCATAATATATTATACACTCTTTTCTATCTTTTTGTCAACCTTTTTGCTCAATGACCAAGATCCATTTTTATTGTTTTTCCAAACGATAACATCGCCCGGTTTCCATCCTACCGCTTCCAATATCTCTTCGGTAAAAGGCAAAACCAGTTCTTTGGTCTCGGGATCTTCTTGTAGGGTTATAGTCCAATGGTTCATACTGATATAGTCTTTCTGTCTTGTATTTGTCTTTCACGAAATTCTTCCATGCGTAATCTTCGACATTCATTTTTTACTTCTTGCGGATAATCTGGACTGATTTCTGCTATGCTACAGTCATAGACCACAGTTCTATCATTCCAATTGGCATTAGCTAATACCACTATGGCCATTAGCAAAACCACGGCGATGATTAATTTATCTTTCATATAATGCTGTCGCTTATAAGTAATCTGCACATAAGTGCGTCTTTTTCATTTTTAAAATCAAAATGCATACATTCTGCACTGACCTCTGTTACATAACGTCCTCCGGGTAAACCAAAATGTTCAATGACTTGAGCACAGGTTTCATTCCACCAGGTGTTATTTTGATTTTTCCATGGAACCGTTATTCTTGCCATTTACGATAGTTACCCTTTTCTGGTATCACATGTCGAACACCGCCAGTGGGATCTTCCATATCGCCCTTGCGTCTTGGTATTAAATGAACGTGCGGATATGGTACAGTTTGTCCTGCAGCCTCCCCCCAATTTAATCCAATATTAAATCCATCCCATTCACCCGACTTCACCTTTTGTTTGCCCACTTTAAGTGCATCGGCGAAGCAGTCTTCAATAACTCCGTCTGCGGCATACTGTGGTACAAACAAAAGATGACCTTCTGTAACAGGATACTTGTCTGCATAAATGACCACATGAAAATCTTCTAGAATAGGATCCTTCCATGGTGCTTGCCCGTCCGCTTGTGCGTCAGCTAGCGTATATTTCAAATTCATCTCTGATACTCCTTGTACTCTCTAGGCAATTGATCTTCTTTAATCACAAATTCTAGTCCAGCCATAGAACCGACATAGGCATTGTTCATATATGTCATTCGCAATTTTACAGTATTAAGAGCTACTTCTAAAAATGCCTTAGGTTTGTGATTTAATATATGTGCCTCTACGTCTCGACCTTTGTCTGTGCAATGAATCATTATCTTACTCATTTTGTCCACCAATCTTCATAAGGAAAATCTATCCATACATCATTTTCAGCCTTGTTGATTTCTTCACCAGAAAAATCAATTCTAGCTTTAAACTTTGATGATAGATTATCAAAAATTACAGCAAACTTCACATTTTGATTCCATACATCATCTTCCCACACAGCATCCTCTGGAAAACAACTTTCAGGCCAATCTTGCATAATCCAATTCAATGTAGCACCCGTGTCATTGATATCATCTACTATGAGAATATTTTTACAGTTATCGCCAGCTGATAGTAAATCACTGGCAGCTTCTAGAACAGAGCCTACATCATTCTCATCTTCTACGTATACCTCGGGTCTCGGATGCCCATATGCATCTTCCGCCATCCATGTATTAGATTCTGTTTGCTCGTGATCACGCAAACTAACTTTAAGTGTTTCGCAAGGTACATCGAAATAGTAACTGATCATTTTAGCAGGTAATAATCCACCTCTAGTGATACCTACCACATAGTCGGGGCGCCATCCACTGACTGTGATATCTCTACATATCTTTGACACTAACCCTTGATATTCTTCCCAACTAACTTGCCGCTTTTTTGACATGATTCTCCTTGCGATCTTTTAGATACTGTTCATGTTGTATCCATTTATTGTTGACTAAAAATCCCCATTCTCTTTTATGCGGGCCTGGCATAAACAATGTCCATGCTGTTATGCCCGGTTCAAGTTCTATGCGATGATACGAATTGGCACTACAGGTACGAAAAGAACCTGGACCACGCCAAACACGATGTTCACTGATTTTCTTTCCGAGAGTGTTAAACACTGGAATCCATTCCCAATATCCACCTTTTAAAATCAGAGTAGCATAGGGCCACGGATGATCATGTACATCGTCAGGATCACCTTTTAAAAACTTGTGTAGAAATATGTTGAAAGGAAATAAACTTCTATCTTTTAAAAAAAGATAATATCTTTCTAGATAAGGTTCGTTACAAATACGATCATAAATGATACGTTTACGACCTAATTTTTCTAATAGTTTAAGAAACATTGCCAACCTCTTCTTCTAGATATCTTTTTAATTCTTTATCTGTAGGCTGAACTGAATAATCGTTTTTAAAAAAGATTCTGTAACTATCACTGCCGTACTTGCCAATGCCAAACAATGCTTCAGCATCCTCGCCGTCCCATGTAAGATAATCTTGACTCATGCGAATTAAGCGATCATAACGAACATTGGTCATGCCTAAGGGTCTTAGTATGCTTTTAACAAATTCTTCATCAGCATGTAACAATGCCAGCGGTGTAGGAAACCAAT